ATCTGAACCTAAATGAACTGTTGCTGATATTTCACATGCAGGTCTATCTGTATGCTTGATTAAAAAAGAATCTTTATTGTAGATTCTCATGTATGAATAGGTAGGAAATAATGACTCTTCAACTAAGTCAGTCATATACTTAGTCATGTAATGTAGAATTTCAACTGCTGCAACTGGGTTGGGGTGGTTGTGAACTGCACCATGAAAGTCATCACACATAAATGTGTTTTCTGTTCTACCATCTTTCAATAAGTCTTGATAGAGTTCATGACAGTATTCTGGATTAACAAATCCATTAACAATCATATAACCTTTTTCTAATAGTTGTCTGTTAATCATTTAACTCCCATTTGTTTTCTAACATAGTAAAATAGCAAGGACTATTATGTATGACCTAATGTAAAAAGATTTGATGATGATAATCTTTTGAGTTACCTTCCATAGGTTTTCTCCAATGTTTAGCGAACATACCATTGTATATAACAGCGTCCCCATCTTTCATTTTTATTGGTGTCCCTTCAACATAAAAGTCCCATGCAGATTTTAATGTTGTTTCTATTTGTAAGGTAACACTTACTTCACAACCATGCCAATCAGTATGAGGTGTTAATTCTTGACCAGAATAATATACTCTATCAAAATAATACATTGGTATTAGTTTTGTCTCTAATATATTCTCTAATACTTTATGTGTTTCCTCGTGTAATTTTTTATAAAAAGGATGATTTGTTCTTGAATATGAACCTTTTACCTGTTTCTCATCATCAATAAATTTAATTTGAGTAGAGTCTTTATAGTCATAATCTTCATGTCCTTCAACATATAATTGAGGTAAGTTTCTGAGTGGTAATGGATTTGTTAGGTTACGAACTACAGCGTAATTATTTTTAAAATAAGACTCTTTTAAATTCATACAAGCATTAACTTGGCACGACTGGTTTTCTTCATGAAGTTTAATTGTTGTGCTTCATATCTTAACTTCTCTTTCAAAGGTTTACTTATTAATTTGTTTACACTATCTAATTCAATTTCATTCTCTTCACAGTAGTGGATGACAGAATCAATGTAATTCATTTCTGGATTGTGTAGTGCAATCTTCTCCACCTCCTGCGAAAACTTCGCAGACGTCATAAATCTATCCTCTAATAATTGTTTCTTGTCCATGCCGTTCTTGATACTCCGAGATGTAGCTCATCAATGTGAGAAAATATTCTTTCTTAGGAGGATGCACTACAACTTGGGTCTCTCCGTTTTCACAAGCAACGATTGTGACGAGCTGTTTAACAGTCATCCCATATTTTTCTTGCAACATACATGCGTATGCTGTTTCTTGAACGAAGTAGTCGTATAAGTATTCTTCACGCTTAGGATGTTCTGCTGTCTTGAAATCAATAATGGACAGCACTCCATCAAACTCAGCGATACAATCAACGCGACCTGCCAATTCTAAATGCTTGGAGTAGAGCGCAGCTTCCTGTAAGATGATATTATTTATACGGTCTAGAGTATCCCTAGAATGGTGGAACATGAGCACAGGAAGTGGATACTTCTTGTACTTTTTTAGGTCTAATTCGTTGTTAAAATAATCCTCTGCAATAGAGTGATACTTTGTGCCGCGACCTGTAGCACGAGTGGTTTTAGCATTAGCTTTATCCTCTCCTACTCTAGCACGCCAACGTGCAATATTTGCTTTCTTTTTAGCATTGTTACTAATCACTGTAGTGACGGATGGAAACTTGTATCCCTCAGGTGTGAGGTACATACGTTTTCCATTTACCATCTCAGCAGACATCTCAATAGGATCTATGCCACCTACGTGATTAAAGAGTTTCATAAACCCAGATTGATTTTGTTAATAAGATAAGACTTAACAAGACCAGAGCGAACGATGTCCTCAATACCAAACTCAATCATAGAAAACTCTTCCATGTTCTGTAAGATACGTTGGAAGTCAATGATGCCTGTGCGTTCACTGATCTTTTGTAGATCAGTTTGTGCTGCATCACCACAGAATATAATTTTACTGTCTTGTCCTACACGAGTGATGATACTATCTAACTCATGGAAGTTTAAGTTCTGACACTCATCAATTATAACAATAGAATTATCTAATGTAGTTCCACGAATAAAACTGGTAGACCAGAACGAGATAGTTTCTTGTGCCTTGAGATTATCATACAACATTTCATACGAATTGTCATCAGGCATTTCAAACATTGCCTGTACCATATTCTTATATGGTATCTGATACAACGATGACTTGTCTTCATGATCGCCAGGTAGGAAACCAATCTCTCTAGTTGCTACTAAAGACCTAACAATATAGATCTTTTCGTATGGTGAGTAATCATCTAACACTTCCTTGAGTGCTTTGTACAGAGCTACAAAAGTTTTACCTGTACCTGCAACACCATATGCATAAACCATCTTACCTTCATCCCATGCATCAAACATTACCTTTTGATTATCGGTAAGAGGTTCAATAGGAATCATGTAGTCTGCACTGATAGGTTTGCGACGCTTCATTTGCTTCGCAGTCATACCTTGACCAGGCGATTTAGTTTTCTTTTTTACTGGCATATTAGTATCTGTATTTTTCAGTGATAGTTTTGTTGTTTACATATTCTGCTTTGGGAAGAACTTTATTCTTCATAATGTCCGCCCAACCAGGATGTGTGGTTGCCATCTTGTCTCTCCACTCACCTACCTCACCAGCAGAAGCACATCCTGCTTGCCAGTCTTTATCCCAATCGGGATTGTCTTTTCTCCACTGCTCATATTCTTTCATGGTCATGGAGAGTTCTTTCTTCTCTTCGGTTTTTAAATTTTTTACAGGATATGTTGGCATTAATTCCACTCCAATGCTGATGAACAAATAGGAAACTGCTCAATGAATACACGTTTAGCATCGTTAGCGATGTCCATGTGTTCTTTTTGAGTTCCATGTGCACTACGTAAATCTATGTAGTGAACCCAAGAACGTACGCTTCCCGTCATATAGATCTTGGTTGGTGTTGCTAACGGGAGAACAAATCTCGCACATTCCTTTGCAACACCTTCACGTATGAGTTCATTGTATAAGTCAATTCCCTCAGCGAAATAGGCAGCAATCTCTTTTTGTAGGAATGACGTTTGTTTTTCGGGGATATCATCTATACTATTCTGTCTATTCTTTTGATCTTGTCTTCGTAAATCTGGTACAGGTATTGCTCCAAGTAAATTAGTATTTGCATAGCGTTGACTAAACTCTTGGAATGTAAATGATCTGTGTCTTAAAACCTGAGCAGCAATACCTCTAGTTGTTTCTATTTCCAGAGTCATATGTGCCTGTTCAAATACAGACCAGTGTTGATGTTTAATACAATACTTAAGGAGTCCTGCAACGTCAGGGTTTTCCTGATTCTTGGGGTTGCTCACTCTCGCTACGTAACCCATCGTCTCCTCTGCGTTGGGTGTCACGGTTATCAGTTTTACTGAATTCATTATTAAATCCTTTCTTTCTCCTTAGTTTTTTAAGTTTATGTTCATGCTTTGCATTGTTAAGTTGCTTCTTCATGTAGTGTATTTCTACATCAGAATACAACTCATCTTTTTTAAGTGCTGATTTGATTAATTTGATTTGGTCTTTGAGTCTCATATTCTTTGAACGCTTCTCGTATTCCTTGGGTAGTCTCATGATTTAGCACCCAGTCACTACAAAATTCATAGATATCTTTTCCGAAACCAAATTCTTTTAGAGATAGAATAGCATCTCTTCTGAAACGCATCATCTCATCTGAGTAATTAATCTGGGTATCCATCGTCGTCATCTCCTGTATAAGTGGAATTGTTTCCGTTGATGCGGTATGCATCTACGTCAGAGTATACTTCAGATTCTAACACATCTAATAAAGATTGCAAGCTCTTGACGATATTTTTTAACTTACCTCTATCCATATTTATATTAGTAGTATAAGTATTATACCACAAAAAAAGAGGGGGTCAACCCCTCTTTTCAATTACTGTAGAATCTCTCTACAAATTCGTTTGCATTCGTTTTGGTGTGTATCACACTCGATTAGACACTCGTAATAATCATCTAACATATCATCGTGAGACTGGTAGTGATTGTGTTGCCAACCATCTAACTGACTGTGCGGTATTAAATTATGCATATTCCTCCATAAATTTTTTCATAATGAGAGGAGGTTTAATTCATCTCTGTTACCTCTGAATTCTACCACTATTTATTTTTTGATAGAGCAAATATTATATAAAGATTAACAAAAAGAAATGCCTACGAGTTTATACTCATAGGCACTTGTTTAAGATGTGATCTTCCAGTCTTTGATAGCGTTAAAGTGGACTTTTAAATAAACCCATTTAGCGTAATTAACACCACGATAGGTCAAGAATGCAAACGTTCTTTCTGGATCGTGCTTAACAGGATCAAATTCTGGAAGAGTGGGTCTTGCCCAATCAACCTTGATCCTTAGCATGGTTACTACCTCTGTTCTAGTAATTGAACTTCGCTATAGATGATAGCGAGGAAGGCAACGCAACCCAAGGATATGATCCCGACAATCTGTAGTGTTTCTACCATTGTACTAAGCTCCTATCATCTTACGCTGAACTTTAACGCCTCTGTACATTAACTCATGTCTTTGACGTTTAGTTGCCTCTTCGAGTACCTTATTATTGTACTCTTCGGTGTCATATGCTACACCTCTGTATGTGACTTGTGCCATTTGGTTTCTCCTAAAGTAAGTGGACTTTGCACCTTTACCTCTTGCGAGGGATCCGTGTTTCCGTTCCTTCAGTCAGACTTTTGCGTCTCCCTAAGGAGATGAACGATCCGTTCCGAGTTGGCCTACTTGCGTCCAATCTGCCATGGCACACACTCCCCATCTACTTTGGTATGAAAGTAATCTATAAGATACTCCTTAGCATCGGGTGTATGATACTGATCACTCAATATCTCAACCCTTGCTTGATTCCATTCTGTACATGACATCTCCCAGTGGTAAGAGTTATGTCCAGAAAGCAGTAGACTTAGTAGTGCTATACCTTGCATTTGGATGAACGTGTTAGAATACTAACATAACTATTTAGAAATGTCAAATAGTATTAACCACTACACAATGGCATCTTAATTATATCTTAATTTCCTGACAAATAAAAATCTGTTCCTCCTGCCTTACAAATCCTCTTCACTGTAGCGTCATAAACTGGTGGATCTGTAAAGATTAATTCTCTTACAAAATCAA